CTCGTCCACCTCGACGAAGAAGCGAACAGGGATCTCGTAGCGTCGGGAACGCATCAATGGCCTCCTGGGGCAGGGCACTGGCTCTTGTGGCAGTTGTGAGTCCAGCACCAGTCTGGACTACGCATCTCCTCTTCAGTGGCCACCTCAACCCCCTGCTGAATGAATGAAGTTGTTCCTCGGGCGGGATTCGAACCCGCAACCACCCCGTTACAAGACCCGGGTAGGGGTGCTCTGCCGTTGAGCTACCAAGGAAGCGGCCAGTGAGGGAGGGGCACGTACTCCCTCGCTGCCTAGGCGCTGTATCAGCGTCCTCACTGGCACTTCGGCAGAGTGCTGCTAGCACGCCACGGCTCACCACCGGGGGAGGCTCTTAGCCCCATCACTCTGCCTTCGTCCCGCAGGCTGGACTTGAACCAGCGACCTCCGCCTTATGAGGGCGGCGCTCTGACCAACTGAGCTACCGAGGGATCGACTCGGCAAGGACAGGTCTCCAGGACCACCGCTTCCTTGCCGAACCGTCAGCGGGAGTCGAACTTCCTCGTCTTGGACTTGTGGCAGGGAGCACATAGTGTCCAGAGGTTGTCCAACTCCCAGGAGCCTCCCGCGGCGACCGCGACCAGGTGGTCTACCTCCAGCTCGGATCTCGCTCCGCAGCTCTGGCAGGTGAACCGGTCCCGGGCCAAGACCTGAGCCCTGATTGAGGCCCAGTTGCTTGGTCGGCTCTGGTTCCTGGCAGACACGTTCTGCCAGGGCTTCCGGGTCTGGTGGTCTCTGCACCGGCCATCCCGGAAGGTCTTGGAGGTGCAGCCGGCTCGCAGACAGATGCTTGACGCTCTGGGCACGGGACCTCCAAGAAGTCTTCGGCCCCGGCTGGGTTCTTGTCTGGCAGCCGGGGCCAACCACCTCCTTGGATCTCTGGGACCTGGAAACAAAAAGGCGAGACCTTAAAGGGTCTCGCCACTTCTCAACAGGGAGATCAACAAGAAGGAAACTTAGTGTGAGTCTCTTCAAGGAGACTCACTAACTACTCTCTTAGTTCTAGTGTAACTAGTATCTAGGTCTCGTGTCAACCTGGTTCCTGATGAACCAGGTACTTACTAAGTACTTTTCTTTTCTCTCTTCACTAAAGACGTCGGTGTCACTGAGTGGGGGTTTGTGACAGCCAAGGAAGAAGTGAGACCCAGATCACAGCTCTGATGGCTGGTTCTGACCACTTGCGTTGGCCAAGGGTTAACCACTGCTCTAGAGTCCCCGGCAGGAGGCTCTGTGTGCCTGTATGCAGGGCGTTCGTGTGACTGCTGAGGCGCCGGCGCAGCGGGTTGGCGCGAGGTCCCAGTAGGTACGTAGATGTATGCAAGGGGTTACTGAGGGGAACGCAACAATCCGGGTCAACGTGAGACCTACATCACACGTTGAAACGAGACCTGACCAACCTCGTTCTTGGATAGTGTGGTCTTACCGCCGAGTCAGCCGACTTGGGGGAGAGGGCCACTCATGCACCCCCCAGGGAAAAGGACATGACATGCCCGTGAGCAAGCTGCCTTCGGATTACGAGTTGCTGAAGATGCGACATCGGGGGTTCACTGATGCAGAAATCGCCGCTGAGTATGGTGCCTCCCCTCAAGCAGTGAACAAGCGGCTGGTCAAGCATGAGCGTGTTCGTCCCGTATCCGCACAGGTGAACGATTATCTTGCGGTGCGATGGAAGATCTGGGCTCCACTTCGGGGGACGGGGCACCACAACCGGTACAGCGCCAAGCGGCTCAAGGAGTGGCTCAGGTGGCGCCTAGGTGACAAGACCCTCAGTCAAGATCAGCTCCACCGGGCTCGGGTGTGGGAGGAGCGGATCCGCAGGGAGGACATCGTTCTGTGCTACGACCCTGACAGGCCTGAGGGGTGGTACTACAGGCCACGAGAGAAACGGGACGGTAACCTTGTTATCGACTGGCCCGAGGAGCTAGGTTTCCCTGACGAGAAGTTGAGGCAAGCTCTACAACTGCCTGAGGCTGTGAACGACTAAGGCCTCTGACCTGCGAAGACCCCCTGTTGACCAGGGGGTCTTTTCGTTTTGGAAAGGGTTGCCTAAGTGGAGGCAAAGGATCCGGTGATGACGGTCACGTTCACAGGGATGTTGAAGTGTGAAGGGCGTGTGTATGTTTCTGGCCAAGGGGTGAACGCGCTTGCTAGTTCGCTCTCGACATGGGGGAGGGCATGTGCTCCGTTTGATCACGTCTGCTGAGGCTCGCAAGTCACCGCAAGACGCACTCGGGATGATCAGCCAAGGCAAGATCGACACCGCTACAACGTGGGTCGAGACCTCAGCCCTCCTGATCACGAAGGTAACGGGCGAACCGTTTCGGCAGTACTTCATGCTGGTGATCACCAACATGTTGGACGAGGAAGACATAGACGAACTCCGAAGATTGGAGGGAGAGTTGGGGAAGAGTCTCGCGGACTGCGTTGTTGAACGAGAGTGGTACGAGAAGGCACACCCAGCGTTCCCCGGGAGCACCTCCTTCCATGTGGTGACTGTCTATGGAGGGTGAGCATCCGATCGGTAGGGCCATGTCAGGAAGCGGCATGGTCCTTTTTCATGTCTAGGCGCAGTCTGTGAGCTGCGCCGGCTAGGAGGACAGATGAGCAGGGACATCACGACACAGCCGCGGTCTGTGAGCCAGACCGAGCAGTATCTAGACAAGTGCGCCTGGCAGTACAAGCTTCAGCGCATCGACCGAGTGGCCCCGCGGCCGGCCGCATGGTCCTTCCAGGGCACGGCCTTCCACTCGGCTGCTGAGGCTCTGGAGAAGTCCGGACGAGCCAAGGGTGAAGAGGAGCTGGTTCAGCTCTTCTCGGACCAGTACAGCGCCCTTGTGAACAAGGCTTTGGACCAGGAGCCGGACTTGAACCGGTGGATGACAGCCAACAAGAAGCCTGCCGGCCAGGACATCGAGGAGCGTTATGCCCTCGGACAGAAGCAGGTACAGGACTACGTCCGGTGGTCCAACGAGAACAAGCCGGTGACCTCGTACGTCAAGGGAGACGATGGCGAGCCCAAGGTGGGCTTGGAGCTGTACTTCAAGGTTGAGTTGGGAGGCGTAGTCGTCCGTGGCTACATTGATCACCTGGTGAGCGAGGAGGACAACACGGATCGGGTTCGTGACTGGAAGACTGGCTCAACCAAGTCCTTGTTCCAGCTTCAGACGTACAAGGTGGCGGTGGAGAAGCAGTGGGGTCTCACGGTCAACCGCGGGGACTGGTACTTCGGGAAGACTGGCGGGCTTTCAAAGACAGTCGACCTCTCTGAGGTGACAGAGGATCAGGTTGCAGCTCGGTACGTCGCCATGGACCAGGGCGTGAAGGCCGGCCGCTTTGAGGCCACGCCAGGCTTCCACTGCAACTTCTGTGACGTGTCGCACGCTTGCAGGTTTTCTCGTACTCGCTAGGTTGATTCGAGACCCACCCTGTGTCATACTGGAAGTAGAGGGAACAGGGGCCCGCAGTCAGGGCCCCCTCCCTCGGCCCTCTAAGTTGATTCGAGACCTAGGAGTGGAAGTGATCCGCAACAAGCGAGGTGAGTCCCTCACTGAAGAGCAGCTCGACGAGGTTCTGTCAGCGTCAGCCATGGTGCTGGTGGGCATGGGAGCGGCTCTGGAGCAGGAGCCGGCTGAAGAGGCAGACAAGATTCCGCCCCTCGCTCTGGCGCTGATCGTCTCCTATCTCTCCCTTCACCACGAGGTCCCGCGTGAACGGGCAATGGACGTGGCTGAGGCCTTCATCAATGACTACATGAAGCGGGTTGATGGCGAGTGAAGCAGGTCAGCATCAGTCTTCGTGAGGAAGAGACGGTCTACGTTGCCGGCTCAAGCATCGAAGATGCTCAGCGTCGCCGGGGAGACCACAGGGCTTATGGCTCTGTGGAGGGAGATACGCCGGCTGAGGCCTGGGATCGACTCGGCTACTTCGAGCGTGAGGAGTCCGGTGACGAGTTCGAGGTCTTCAAGTTCGTGAGTTCCACTCAGATCACCAAGGTTGACCCACCCTACTTCTCGGAGCTGACGTGACTGCCAAGGAAGCTCTGGTCTTGACTCTCACTAGCTCCCTCGCTGTGACCCGAGTTGGCCGGCTGGACGACATCCGCAAGGAAGCGGAGCGGCTGGTTAGCGAGGCTCTGAAGGAGCAGGCCAGGAGTCTTGAAGCCAAGATCTACGAAGGGGTCTCGAACCTTCCCGAGGGGAGTGACTGGTTCTCGGGCATGTTCGACGCCCGAGACATAGTCAGGGCGGAGGGCCAGAAGTGCTGATTGGTCTGATCGTGGTCGTCACTCTGTCCGTTGGCTTCGTACTCGGCTTCGTGGCGAAGCCGGAAGAGACTCCTCTGAAGGGATCCTCGAAGTGATTGCTCTGTACCTGCTGATCGGCGCCGGCCTCACCGCAGTTGAGGCTTGGATTGCCATGCTCCTTATCGGAGCTGTTCACGCGAATGTGCCTGAGGTTCCGGACTTCAACTACACGGGTGCTCTCTGGCTGGTCATCCTGGTCAATGTTCTCGTGGGAGGAGCTGTCAACATCTCGAAGGCGGGAGACTGAAGTGAACTCCTGGAACCATGCCCAGTCCGCGGCGCGGAAGTGGGGCGGAACTCCTGAGGACTACCTACCTATTCAGGAGTACATAGATAGCTCCAAGCAGATCATCGGGGATGTCCGTCACCGTGCCATCTACCACCACACCCTTGGTGTGTGGCTCGTTCAGCAGAAGTTCGGTCCTGTCCTCGAAGTGGTCAAGGGCAACCGGACTGTGAAGGTGCCGACTCGGCTCATTGCTGAACGACACATCATCGAAGACCTGGGGTGGCTTCCGTCGCCGGCTGACTATCTCAAGAACACCCCTGTTGAGAAGTGGATGTCCGGTTCTCAGCGCAAGGAAGTCCCTCTCTCAACTCTTCTCCTCAACCAGCCTTCGGAGGCTTCAGCATGACGACTGACACCAACTTCCTCGGTATGCCTGTGTCCGGTGACATCACTGAGGGATCGACTCGTACTGATCAGAAGCCCATTGAGGAGCTTGCTCCGCTCTTCCAGGCCCTCGTTGATGACCCGACGATTGTAGAGTTTGGTTGGACTCAGTACACGCCCTACTTCGATGATGGTGACGTTTGTGAGTTCGAAGTTCACTACACCTGGGTTCGGACCACGGCTGAGGCTGAGGGAGCTGTGGACGAGTACGGGGAAGAGTACGAGTCTTACGGCCTAAACGTTGACTATCACCCGAGCCTTGGCACGGTGAAGAAGGACTGGGACGCAGAGGCCCAGGAGTACGTGAACAAGCGCTACGAGGGCCCTGACGAGGACCGCTACAACCGGTGCCAGGATCTCGATGGCGCTCTTCAGTCCGGATCCTATGACAATGTACTACTGAAGAACTTCGGTGAACACGCCATGGTAACCGTCCGCAAGGACGGGATCGAGGTTGAGCACTACTCCCACGACTGACCCTCCTTTTTGGCTTTATAGTTGATTCGAGACCTTGCGGGGCCCGGTATCTGCCGGGCCCCTTCTCGTTGGAAGGAGACTGATGTACTCACTCGTCCAGAGTGCACGCATCAAGGGCTCAGCGGGTGAGCCAATCCCCAACCCGTCCAAGGCACTTCAGAAGCTCGATGTCGAGTTCCGCCGCGGTGAGCTGTCCCTTGCTGCTGCCGGCCCGGGTACGGGCAAGTCGCTCCTGGCGCTGAACCTCGCACTTCACGGATCCATGCCCGTCATGTACTGGTCCGCGGACTCGAACGCTGCGACACAGCTCTCCAGGGCTACGTCCATCCTGACTGGGGACGACGTTCGGAGCGTGAAGAAGGCGCTCCTGGAGGACAAGTTCGGAGAGTACGAACGAGTCCTCGGGGACAAGTGGTGGATTCGCATGTCCTACGAAGCCATGCCGACTCCTCAGGACATGGAAGCGGACCTGGAGATCTATTACGAAGTTTTCGGCTGCTACCCGCATTTGGCCGTGGTCGACAACATCACCAACGTGGACAACGGCGGTGCCGGGGATGCCGAGAGCTTCACATTTGGGCTCGAAGGTATGTGCGAGTACCTCAACGACATGGCGAGGGAGACCGAGGCTCATGTCCAGGCCCTACACCATGTAACAGGGGAATACTCCGATGGTCTCAAGCCCATTCCGCTGAGTGGAGTCAAAGGCAAGATCGGCCGTGTGCCGTCTCTGATCCTGACCATTCACCGGGACCCGGACGAGCAGAACATGAACCGGGTGTTGAACATCTCACCTGTGAAGAACCGTGAGGGCTTCGCAGACGCCTCGGGCAACACCTTCGCCAAGCTGGAGCTGGACAGTCAGACGCTTCGCTTGAAGGACCACGCAGACGCTATGGGCATCATCTTCTAGGAGGAATCTTGTCGTTCAACATTGGGGACACGGTTACGCACACTCAGGGCAAGGGTGCCATCGTGTATGGCCCCTTCCTGGGGCTTAGCAACTTTGAGCCGCGGTACCTGATCAAGAAGGAGAACGGGGAGCACTTCACTGGTGGAGAGAGCTACCTGACGCCTGTATCGAAGTTCGAGGTGGGGCAGAAGGTCACGTTCGAGTACAGCCCCGAGGGGGAGTCCTTCGAGGTGATGGCCGGCCCCTTCAAGGACTTCGAGGGGGATGTGTTCTGGGTCGTTAGGGACAGCAAGGGTGCCGACGACATGGCGTATGAGACGCACATGGTTCCGGTTGTGGAGTGATCTAGAACACCCTTCACAACTTCCCCACAAGGTTGATTCGAGACCTTCGAACACCCATACTGGAGTTATGAACATGAAGGCGAAGAACACAAGCAACGGGTTCGGCATTCAGAGGGACATCACGGCGGACGGAGCGGTGATCTACCTCCGCATCACGAACCCTCGCCGGCTGAACGTCAAGCTTCTCGGGGAAGTCCTCCTCCGGTACCTCCAGGGTGGTTACAAGACCCTGGTTCTGGACCAGGGCGTGTTCTCCCGGAAGAAGATGGGGCTCCTTGAGTTCCTCGGCCAGCTCCAAGCCGCGTTCAACGAGAGCCGGCTTCTTTTTTTGGAGCGTAAGTTGATTCGAGACCCCAGTGTCCGATAGGACTCGGAAGTGCACGAAGTGCACGAAGAACCGAGCGCTGAGGTTCTTCACTCCGCGGGGCCGGATCTGTGCCGACTGTCGGAAGAAGTCTAGGAGCAAGGCTTCCCACGCCAACCGCGTGCAGGACGTCTACGGCCTGGAGTCCGGCGAGTACGAGGCCCTTCTTGCAGCTCAGGGCGGTGTCTGCGCCATCTGTGGTCAGGGCCGCAAGTACAGGTTGAACGTCGATCACTGTCACAAGACGGGACGAGCCCGAGGCCTCCTCTGCCGGCTCTGCAACGGCCGGCTCCTCACGGCAGCTCGGGACAACCCCGACACCCTTCGCCGCGGTGCGGCGTACCTCGAAAACCCTCCCGCTCTTCAGCACCTCGGAGTGCGGCTTCACAAGGACTTCCGAAAGGACATCGACTGATGGACGTCTCTAACTCCCGTGAGTGGATCGGCAATCACGAGTTCATGAAGCAGCTCGACCGTGAGTACAGCTTCCCCGTCAACGTCTACCGGGAGAACGAGGATGGCACGCGGGACCTGGTCCGGATCGACCCCGCCTAAGCCCCCCATTGCCGAAGTGCTGGCGGAGTACTACGGAATTGAGGTCTCTCAGTCTCAATGGTGGCAGAAGATCTTCTGCCCTATCCATGCAGAGACGAGGCCTAGCGCTTCGGTCAACACGGAGATGAACCGCTGGTGTTGTCACGCGTGTGACATATCCGAAGATTCCTGGTCAGTCATCATGCGAGAGGAGGAGATCGGTTTCCGTGAAGCGCTCGAATGGGCAGATGCCCGGTTCGGTGGAAGCAGCGAAGTCCTACCAGAGCCAGTACAGGGGGAGCCCAGCAGAGGCGTACCTGATCGCCCGCGGTTTGGACGAGGGCGCGGACAGGTGGCTCCCCGGGTACGTCGGTTCGGCCAGAACGGGTCATGAGCGGTACAAGGATCACCTGGTCCTCCCGTACCTGCGGCCTGCTGGTGGACCCCACAAGGTAGCTACGGTCAGGTTCCGGTGTATCCGAGACGAGTGCGTGAAGGCTCCGGATGGGGAGTACTTCTTCCTCAAGGGGGAGAAGGAGCAGCACCAGGGACACGGGAAGTACCAGTCCCTCCCCGGTGATCACCCTCGGCTTTACAACACTGAGGCCCTGATCGTCTCCAGTCCCCATGTGGCCATTATCGAGGGCGAGTTCTCCTCTTGGGCCGCGGACCTGGACGGCATTCCGTCTGTGGCTCTCCAGGGCGTGAGTGCATGGAAGGACCACTTCGATAGGGCCTTTGCTGGCTACGAGAAGGTTTTCATCCTCGGAGACGGAGATGAGGCCGGCTCGAAGATGACGGAGAAGCTTGCTGAGCGACTCCCCAATGGTGTCCCCATTGAACTCCCTGCGGGGGAAGACCCTGATTCACTGCGTCGCCAGTTCGGTGACGGATTCATTCGACAACTGCTTGGCCTGGAGGCGTGATGGATGACATGGGTGGTTGGAGCCTCACTGAGGCATATGCAAAGCCCGGAACCCTCTGTCTTCAGGCAGAGGAGACGAGGGACCTGGACATCGTCTACAACGAAAAGCCTCTGACTGCTTCTCAGATGCATGCTCTCGGAGAGCACCTGATCCGTGCGGCTAACGAGATGGAGGCGAAGGCATGAGCAAGTTCAAGGCTGGTGATCGTGTCGTGGTCGTAAGAAACAACCACCCCACTCTGGCCGGATACGTATTGGATCGGGGCGAAGTAGTTCACGTTTCGAATGAGGCAGAGTTTTCGGTCTCGGTTCGCCGTGACGGGCACAAGCACCCCAACTGCTTTGACGCCGAAGAGCTGGAGTTCGAGCACATCTACGATGCCCTCTCGGCTGAGCCTCTGGACGAGGCCTCTTTTGTTGAGGTCAGAGTTGATTCGAGACCTAAGGATGTGGTGAACCATCCGAGTCACTACACCTCGCACCCATCGGGTGTCGAGTGCATTCAGGTCACTGAGCACATGAACTTCAACCTGGGCAATGCCACCAAGTACGTCTGGCGTGCCGGCCTGAAGTCGGATGACCCCATTCAGGATCTCCAGAAGGCACGCTGGTACATCGAGAGGGAGATTCTGCGTCTTGGGGGGACCGTTGGCTGAATTCGTCCTCGCAGATCTGTACTCGTGTGCTGGCGGAGCCGGTAAGGGTTATGAGGACGAGGGGTTCGAGGTCATCGGCTATGACCACGTTCCTCGCCCCAACTACCCAATGAAGTTCGTGCAGGCGGACGCCATTGAGACTCTCAAGCGGATTCTCGCAGGGGAGATCAAGGTTGATGCCATCCATGCGTCTCCGCCATGCCAGAAGCGTTGCACTCTGACGAAGGGGACGAACAAGCATCTGGAGTCAAGTTACGACGACTTCTATGACGAGACGAAGGAGCTGATGGAAGCCACTGGTCTTCCAGGAGTCATTGAGAACCCGTCAGCTCGTAAGGACATGGTCCTCTGCGGGGAGATGTTCGGGCTCGGAGTGATTCGGCATCGGAACATCGAACTCGTCAACTGGTCTGCTCCTGCACCGAAGCACAAGAAGCACCGCGGGCGTGTGCGGGGCTACCGACATGGTCAGTGGTTCGACGGCCCCTACATCGCCGCCTACGGAAAGGGCGGAGGCAAGGGAAGCGTCAAGGAGATGCAGGACGCAATGGGGATCCACTGGACGGAAGTCCACGAGGAACTTACTGAGGCCATTCCGCCGGCCTACACCCGATACATAGGCCGGCATCTTATGGCCCTTATGAAGGGGGTGACTGCTGACTAAACCCAAAGCTGGCCTCAGACCGTGTAGGAACTGCGGGGACCTTCTTGTTAAAGGTCCCCGTCACTCTGTCTGCTACGACTGCCGGGCTCTGCGGATAGAGCTACGAGACATCAAGAAGAGACGAAAGACCTTCCCGGACTACCCAAGGCCAGCCCGGCAGGACACCAAAGCCCAGGGGAAGACTAAGAAGTGCTCCAAGTGCAGAGTCACTTACTCCATTGCTGAGTTCAGCAAGGAGTCGAGTAAGCGAGACGGGTTACACCCAAACTGCAAGAGCTGTCAGCGGATCTCTTACAGGAACTTCAGACTGAAGAAGGAATACGGGATCACGCTTGATGAGTACGAGGTAATGCTTGCTGAGCAAAACGGGGTGTGCTTCATCTGTGGGAGGTTTGAATCTGACTGGGGGGCTCTCGCGGTAGACCACTGCCACAAGACGGGAAAGATACGAAAGCTTCTGTGTTTCTCGTGCAACACATCCATTGGGAAGTTCAACGACGACCCCGCGCTTCTCCGGAAGGCGGCTGAATACCTGGAGGCCCGCCATTAAGCTCCTAGTGATAGACATTGAGACATCCCCCCACATTGCGAACGTATGGGGTCTCTGGAACAACAACGTTTCTCTCTCCCAGCTCCTTGAGAGCGGTGAGGTCATTTGCTTCGCCGCCAAGTTCAAGGATGAGAAGGACGTTGTCTTCCGAAGTTCCTTCCATGACGGCAAAGAGACGATGGTTCAGGCAGCGCATGAACTTCTGGACGAAGCTGACGCTGTAATCCACTACAACGGACAGCGGTTCGACATTCCTCACCTCAACCGAGAGTTCATTGAGGCCGGCCTGACCCCGCCCTCTCCCTACGCTCAGATCGACCTCCTGAAGGTCGTCAAGAAGAACTTCCGCTTCCCGAGCAACAAACTCGACTACGTCACCAAGAAGCTTGGGCTGGACCACAAGGTCCAGAACGGTGGCCATCAGCTCTGGGTCAAGTGCATGGCTGGGGACTTCCAGGCCTGGGAGGAGATGAAGAAGTACAACGTCCAGGACGTTGTGATCACTGAGCAGCTCTATGACCGACTGCTTCCGTGGATCAGCTCTCACCCGTCCCATGGTCTTTACCAGGAGGGCGATGAGGACACCTGCACGAACTGTGGCGGGACGAACCTCAAGAAGCGCGGGATTGCCTATACGCAGGTGTCTGCCTTCCAGCAGTACCGCTGTGACGACTGCGGGCGTTGGAGCCGCAGTGGAAAGCGTCTGTCCGGTATCGAGATTCGGGGGGTGAAGTGATGGCTACTGCACCGAATTTCAAGACTCGGGTCTTTACCCGGGGCGAGCTTGAAGAGATGGGTGTCCCTCATGAGTGCGGGGGTGACGAGGGAACCGCGGAAGAGCTTCACTGCGAGATATACGACACCACCCGGTGGAGCAATGTCTACGAGTTTGTCTTTCGGGCCCCGGACGACGGCAAGGCGTACCGAGTCTATTACGACCGACCGGCCACGGAAATGCAGGAAGGCGGCGTTGATCTCTGGGATTACGAGAACCGCATCAAGGCCGTTGAGGTGGAACAGGTCCAGGTGGTCACCACTGAGTGGAAGCCCGTGAAGGAGGAGAGCTGATGCCTAAGTATTCGGTGCCTCTTACCACTTGGGTCAACACTGCGGTCTATGTCGAAACTGAAGAGACTGATCCGGAAGTCATTGTTGGGTTGGCGCAAGAGCAGGTCTACGTAAGTCTCTGCCATCAGTGTGCTTCCAAGGTTGACCTCGGGGACGACTGGTCCTCTGTGGAATACGACGGTAAGCCCGAGGTCTACAAGGAGGACGAGTGAGCGAGCAGTTCGACTGGGAGCCGATCATTTCGATTGCAGGCAAGGTTGCCTGGGAGATCTCAGAGAAGTGGTCAGTCGTAGAGGCCGATGACGTGAAGCAGGAGATTATGGTTCATCTCTTGCAAGAGCGTCACATCATCGAGAAGCATAAGGACGACACCGACCTTCTCCGGAAGATCTGCTGGAACGCTGGCCGGCGATACGCGGCCCGGGAGCGTAGCCACTTCGATCTGATGGATGATCAGTACTTCTACACTCCCGATGAAGTCCGTATCGCTCTCCGGTCTTTCGTCTACTCGGACGAGGAGATAGGGCAGGTCATCGGCAAGAAGGACGACCTGACTCAGGCCCGGATCTCGGACAACATCATCACCGCGCGTATGGATGCCTCGAAGGGTATTCAGAAGCTCTCTGAGGGCTACAAGGCAGTCGTTCAGCGGGTGTTCATCTACGGCCTGCCTCCGAAGGACGACAACGAGCGTCGGGCCTCTTACCGGGCCGTGGATTCCCTGACGCAGATCATGAACCGCAACATTCGTACTGGCCGATGATTGAGACGCGTCTTTCTCATCTGCTGTATGGGAGTAGCTACTTCGTCACGGTCACCTTTGGGGGTGACCGGAGCGAGGTCGATCTCAACTTCGGAAGTCTTGAGTATCCGGAGTCGGAGAACGGTTTGGGTCTTGATGACCTCAACACTTTGATTCACATGCTGTCCGTGGCTCGGGATGAACTGGAGAGCCGGCAGCCGATCAACAAGGAGACTGAATGACGGAGTTCAAGACCGAGACTGCGAAGCAGGTCTACCTGAGGACGTATAGCCGGACCAAGCCGGACGGCAGTCAGGAGACTTGGCCGGAGACTGTTCGCCGTGTCGTGGACGGCAACCTGAAACTCGTTGAGTCGCGGTACATCGAGGAGGGTGAGCGGGAGGCCCTCATTGAGATGATTGAGGACTTCAAGATCCTGCCGGCTGGTCGACACCTCAAGTCCAGTGGTGTCGCTGACTTCGCCCTCAACAACTGCTGGGCGGCTGGATGGGATCCGGTGAAGCCTGAGGAACACTTCACGTTCGTGCTTCTCCGCCTGGCAGAAGGCGGGGGAGTGGGCTCGAACTACTCGGAGAGGTTCCTTGAGGACTATCCGCCCGTACAGGTCCCGGTTCAGGTGCACATCGTCTGTGACCCCTCGCACCCTGACTACCTGGACATGGTGGAGGCTGGCCTCATCTCGACTGAGTACGCGTACACCTGGGCCGGCGCCTACGCCGTGGCGGACTCTCGGGAGGGTTGGGCTGAGGCCCTCGGGGACCTGATTCGTACAGCTCATGACCCGAAGACCCGGCACACTCAGCGGGTCTACGACGTGAGCCGTGTCCGAGCCAAGGGCTCTCCGCTGAAGAGCTTTGGTGGCACTGCTTCGGGCCCCCTGCCCTTCGCGGAGATGCTGCGGGAGGTCGGGAACATTCTCGGAGGGAAGGCGATTCGGCTTCACCCGGCCACATACACTCCTCGCCTCAACGGCATCGACGCAATGCGGATCGACCACGCCATTGCCCAGTGCATCGTCTCTGGAGGTGTCCGTCGCTCCGCTCGCATGTCGATCATGCGTTGGGATGACGACCTGATCTTTGACTTCATCCACATCAAGAAGGACGGAGGTCACTGGACCACCAACATCAGTGTTGAGGTGGACCAGGAGTTCTTCAACGCTCTGTCGGGGCCTGAGGAGGTGGGTAAGGATGGGAATCCTCAGTACGGCCCCAACGCTCATGCTCGGGGAGTGCTTCGGCGCATCGCTGAGGGCATGCTCCACAACGGAGAGCCTGGTGTGTGGAACTCCGCTCTCACTGCGGTAGGGGAGGTGGACGGCACCTTCACCACCAATCCATGCGGGGAAGCGACGTTGACTCCCTGGGAGCCGTGCAACCTGGGCAACGTGAACCTTGCTGCCTTCGCCGGCACGGACGGCAGTGTCGACGCCAAGGGCTTGGTGAAGGCTCACCGGCTCATCACTCGATACCTGCTGAGGGCCACGTTCGCTGAGGTGGCTGACCCCAAGTCGGCTGCTGCGATTGCCCGTTACCGTCGCATCGGTGTCGGACACCTCGGCTTCGCTGACTACCTGTTCAAGCAGGGAATCCGGTACACGGACGCTGGCGAGGTCTACCCGGGGAGGGCTCTGCGTACCTGGGCTCAGGTGGTGGACGATGCGGCAGCGGAGTACGCCAATCAGCTCCGCATCCCGGTGCCGATCAAGAAGAGGGTGATTGCCCCGACTGGCACCACCTCGAAGCTTGCCGGCGTCTCGGGCGAGGCTACCCATGCTCCGTTCGCGGCGTACTTCATTCGCCGTATCCGGTTCTCTGACGTGGACCCGAACGAGGTTGCTCAGGTGGAGGAGTACCGGCGCAAGGGCTACCGAGTGGAGCCAGACCGTCAGGCAGCCAATACGTCTGTGGTGGAGATCCCGACCAAGGACAGCCTCCTTGACGAGCTGGAGTTTCCGGAGTATTTCCAGCACGCAGGAGATCTGACGATGCGCGACATGCTCAACGTGCAGAGGCTTTACCAGAAGCACTGGGCTGATCAGGCCGTGTCTTACACGGTCAACGTGAGTCCGGCTCTGTATGAGCCTGAGAGCCTGGCAGCCTTCCTGAAGGAGTTCCTCCCGGACCTGAAGGGGACAACCGTCTTCCCTGAGATGTCCATGCCTCAGTCTCCGTACGAGCGGATCTCCTTCGAGGAGTACAAGGCTCGTGCCGAAGAGGTCGGCATCGAGGTCACGGACACAGGCTTTGATGAAGAGTGCGCCTCTGGCGCCTGTCCCGTGTGATCTACAGCACTGCATCGTTGGTTGATTCGAGACCCAATATTCGTCATACTGGAAGTAGGAGGTAAGCGTGACTGACTTTGACCCGACCGACCCTTGGGGACAGAAGAGCCCTTGGGATGTTGCTCAGCCCGACCCCCAGCCCACCGCCCAGGAGGCGCCTGTGACCACTCCGCCCGTTGCTGCTTCTGCTCCGAACCCCTACAAGATCGGCTTCACCCTCAAGGCCGCTTCCGGCTATGACGCTGAGTGGCTTACCCCGACTGTCTACGGTTCGACTGCTGAGGAGACTGCTCAGCGGGGCAAGGATCTGCTCCTGGCGATGAAGAGCGTGGGTCTGATCGAATTCACTGCTCAGGCTGCCGAGTTCACCCGAGGTCAGTTCCTTGGTGGTGGCGCCAAGCCGGCTGCGGTTGCTGCGAAGCCCACCTTCCAAAACGGTCAGGTGCAGTACGGCAATCAGGCTCCGTCTGGTGGTCCGGACCTCGGTGTAACCACCTGCATGCACGGTCCGCGAAAGCACTTCGCGAAGGACACTTGGGAGGCGATGTTCTGCCAGGAGCGCGAGAAGAGTGCTCAGTGCCCTCCAGCCTTCAAGAACAAGAAGTCTGGCAAGTATGAGCTGAAGGACTGATCCTCCCCCCTTTTTTCCTCGCTAAGTTGATTCGAGACCTCGTGGGGCCCGGTTCCAAGCCGGGCCCCTTCTTGAAGGGAACGCAATGCAGGTTGATGTGCTGGCATACACCAAGACTGACGCTGCACCAATGTTGGAGGCGTACGGATACAACATGTACGGGCCGCCCGCGTCGTTCGCCAGTGATGATGCTGACGCTCTTGGGGAGGCCTGCGGCCGGCTCTGCTACAAGTCGTTCAACCGCCCGAACCCGGACACGGCCACGAATGAGGGCTACCTCAAGAACATCCTGAATCAGGGGCACTTCAGCGTCCTGGAGCACTCCTCAGTGTCGTTCCTCGTCCGCGGTGTCTCTCGGTCTCTGCTGGCTGAGCTGACTCGACACCGTCACCTCTCGTTCTCCGTGGTCTCTCAGCGGTACGTGGACTACTCGAAGAGTGAGCCGGTGATTCCTCCCGCTTTGGTCGGCTCCAAGGCAGAGGACGACATCCGCATGGAGTACCGACTTCAGACTGACCTCTATGAGGGCCTGGTGCAGTACCTCATGGAGCACAAGAAGTTGCCCCGTAAGCAGGCTCGTGAGGCAGCTCGGGCTGTTCTCCCGAACGCCGCTCCAGTGGACATGGTGGTTTCCGGAAACCTCCGAGCATGGCGAGATGTTCTCGGGAAGCGTCATCACGTTGCCGCGGATGCCGAGATTCAGAAGTTCGCTGGCCTGGTCCTGGGCCACCTCCGGGACATCGCCCCCAATTCCTTCCAGGACATCCCTGACGAGCCTTTCGGGAGTGAGAAGTGAGTGCACTGAAGGCTGGCGACAAGATCCGGATTCTTGAGGATGGGCACTGGTGTGCTGGCGTCTCAAGGGGAGATGTTCTCGAAGTTGATTTGGTCGATGGGCAAAACATCCGTGTAACGGACTACTGGCTGTTCCATCCCTCTCAGGAGGGCATTGGGTGGGAGCGGTACGAGGAGGCCGGCGAGTGATTATAGAAGGTGAAGTCACGGACGGGGTTGTCAGTGTCCCGGTTACCTCGACATGGCGTTACAGCCCTGATGATCCTTGGGTAGTTGAGGTCGACTTCGCTGAAGACGAAGTTACCTGGGACATCTCTATTGAGCTGCTTCGTGGGGCGCTCTCATCTCCCTCTGGCGCGCTTCGAGGCTCCGGAGATCTGCTCATTGAGGTCAGCGGCATGCACGTGGTTCTGCACCTCAGTAATGGGTGTGCCACGGCAACAGTGATGCTTCCCGCTGACGAGGTCCAGGATTTCTTGGACCAGGTGAACGACCGGGACTCAGACGAAGTCGTTGCTCGGGAGCTGGACAAGTTCCTTGAGGGACTGGGGGTCGAGTGAACTACACGGAGAAGTACGAGGTTCGTAAGAAGACGGAAGATGGCTGGGTTTCGCTTCCTCTCGATTCCTATGACGAGAAGGATGCAATCGAGTACATGCACCTGGAGGCAAGAGGCTCTGGTGTATGGCGAGTAGTTCGGGTCATGGAAGTGACCATTGCGAGTATCGCCAAGTCGTAAGCCAACTCAACAGGGGAGGTCTTCTTGAAGACTCTGCACGCAGACGTTAAGGGTCCCGTCCGCATCCATGTAGTCGAGACCCCGGAAGACCTCCCCGGCTTCTACCAGTTCGTCAACGAGAACGAGGACTTCCTTGGTTTCGACACTGAGACCACGGGACTGGACTGGTGGAACGCTGGGGATGGCTTTCACTGCCGGCTGGCTCAGTTCGGCAACCACGACACGGCTTGGATTCTCCCGGTAGAACTAGGTCAGCCCTTCGTTGGTGCGATGAAGACTGCTCTGGACAGAGCTAAGAGGCTTTCGGCCCAGAACCGCGGATTCGACATTCACACCGTTGAGTCTGACTTTGGTGTCGACCCTTTCCCTCTGGTTCAGAAGACCTGGGACACCAAGATCTTGGCCCACCTGGTGGACGGACGAGCCACCAAGGAAGGCGGGGTTGGGCTCAAGCTCGAAGAGCTGGTGAAGCACTACGTTGACGCCGGCTTGGGTGCTCAGATCAAGGGCTCAATGACCGAGATAGCCCAGGACATGAACCGTCAGAAGGAGGTTGTGGGCTTCAAGGCCCGGGACAAGGACAAGGTCACTCATGAGTTCCGGTTCTCGGATAACCCTGACATCACCAAGGAGCTTCTGAAGTCTCTTGGCTACTCCTACATACGGGAGTTTAAGGAAGGTATCTACGGCAAGGTCAACAAGGACAACGTGTGGAGGAAGGTCCCTCTTCAGCATGAGGGCTATTTGCTCTACGCCGGCATGGATCCCATCTTCGCCTATCGGCTGACCAAGATTCTCTTCCCTCTGATCCCGCGGAAGTCCCTGCACTGCGGACTGATTGGGTGGGAACACCGACTCAACTGGATCACCTACCAGATAGAACGGACTGGCTACCTCGTAGACGAGGAGTACACCCGCCTTCGTATCGAGGAGCTGAAGGTTGAGGAGGCGAAGTGGAAGGCTGTTGCTGCTGAGTGGGGCGTCGAACTCATTGGCTCCTCTGAGCAGATCATCGAGGCCCTGAAGGGGCTCGGGTTCAAGCTGACCAAGAGGACGAACCCCAGCAAGGCGCACCCCAAGGGGCAGCTCTCTACGGATGACTCGGTTCTCAGCAGCATTGACCATCCGCTGACTGAAGCCATCATCAAGGCGAAGTCGGCTCAGAAGAAGCGCACGACGTGGTTCGAGAACGCCCTTAACAACAGGGACAAGCATGGCCGGGTGCATGTGGCCATCAATTCGTGCCAGGCGCGCAGTGCTCGTATGACCGTGACGGGAGCTATCGCAGCACAGACCTTGCCCGCTGGGACTGGGTATGTCCGGCACGCCTTCTTGGCGGAGCCAGGGCATGTCTCGGCAACCGTGGACTTCGCGTCTATGGAGCTGATGTTCCTTGCCGCGGACTCTGGCGACAAGCGCATGTTGCAGGCGTACAACGAGGGCGAAGACCTCCACAACATCACCGCGGCTGGTGCCTTCGGTCTGATGGGTTGGGATCCCAATGACCACGAGGCCAAGCACCCAATGCGCAAGGCCGGCAAGGGTACCAACTACACCGTGTGTTTCGGAGGCGGCTGGAACGCAGTTTCCACTCAGTGGGACATCGGTGAGGAGGACGCCAAGAAGGCCGTGAAGGGCTTCTGGGAGACCTACCCGGCTACGAGGAAGCTAGCCGACAAGTGCACCAACGAAGCCAAGCGAAACGGCTTCATCTTCACGGTTACTGGCCGGCGCATCCTCACGGATGAGCGGCGCCCATACGCCGCGATGAACTACCGAATCCAGTCCTCATGCAGGGACATCACGGCTCGGGCCGTGATCGAACTCGATAAAGCCGGATTCACTCCTTGGATGCGTCTCATTGTGCATGACGAGATCGTATTCAGCTTCCCCAAGGAGCGTGCGGAGGAGCTGACTAAGAAGGCAGCAGAGATCATGCAGTTCGTCTACAAGGGACTTCTGATTCCTGCTGATGGTGAGATTGGTGACCGATCTTGGGGTTCCGTAATTGATCGAGAAGGGTCTAAGCACTGATGGAACTTGCTATCTCGGAAGTCCCTGAGCGTCAGGGGAAGTGGCTTGTGGTGGACGAGGGAAACTCCTTCTACCCCGTGGCCAAGTTCCGCAGTGATGATGCAGTGGACAAGTTCAAGGAATGGGCTCGACAGAGCAACGGCAAGATCTTCTTTTTTGAGGAGAACTGATGGACGACGACAAGTACAAGGAGCAGTTCGAGGCTCTGACTGAAGGCATGGAATACGAGAAGATGCTTGACCGTCTTGCGGGGCGTGCTGAGCTTGCTCGGATCATTGCCCGCCACAGTGCTGAGGTCTACAAGGCCGGACGTGATGCCGGCCTCCCTCGTGCGACGGCAGGACAAATGGCCATTTTCTACTTCCAGTTCGAGATCACTCCGTCCAGCGTCTACGTCATCGGGGGAGACGAGTGAACGACAACCACGAGTTCTGGCTTGTTGAGCAGTTCGTTGACCTTGGTAATGAGTCCTTCTGGCATGAGAAGGCTCGGTTCTTTCGGAAGAGGTTCCAGAGTGAGACTTACCTGCTGAAGAACTGCCATCTTGTTGGTGAGCGGGACGTAGTTAAGCACGGAGGGCGATACCGAATCCGTGTTGTCCGTGAGGAGACGGTGTTCGACTCCGGGGAGGGTCAGTGATTACCGAGCAGGAGATGAAGGATCTCGAAGAGATCCGCCGGCTTCTTGACGAGGCGTATGAGCACTACTTCACGAACTCCGATGGACACTGCAAGTCCTCTGAGGGCTACATCGGTCTTCAGTTCACCAACTACTTCGAACGTCGTGATGGTGAGCCCTTTGGGATCAAGGGCGTAGAGATCTTCTCGTACGTTCTGGGCCCTGGTCGCTCACATACCTTCGCAGACACCAATGAGGCTCTCGTGTCTGTCCGGTCCTGGCATAAGCGGGAGATGGAGACGGACTACGAGGAAGACGACCTCTGGGAAGACTTCGATCCCGAAGACGAGGATCCGATGCCGTTGGGTTGGGACCTTAATGACGAGTACGGCTGGCTTGATGCTGAGGAAACCCACTAGGAGGAGTTGGTGAGTCATGTACGACCAGATTGGGCGACCTATTTCCTCGGAATTGCATCCGCAGTTTCATTGCGAGGTGACTGCATCCGGTGCCAAGTGGGCGCCGTTCTCGTGGGACCTGATCATCGGATCCGATCCACGGGTTACAACGGAAGTTATCCGGGAGGCCCGTCTTGCAGCGCTGGAGAATGCGGGCGGTGTTCGTCTGAAGTCCCGTCCGGTTCGGGTTATGAGGACTGTATTGAGGTCCACGCAGAGGCCAACGCTCTCCTATACGCGTCCTGGGAGGACTGCCAGGGGTCGACGTTGTACGCGACCCGGAAGCCTTGTAAGGACTGTACGAAGCTCATTCGGTCCTCGGGTGTCAAGACTGTCGTCTACCGAGAAGTGGTAATGGGTGCTCTCATGACCATCTGGTTGGAGTTCTGATGTTCACAGTCATTGTGACTGGTAGCCGAGATTACGAAGGCGATCAAAAGGTGTTCGAAGAGTTGGGGAACCGCTACTACCAGACAGAGGGTCCCTTTTTCGTTCGGCATGGCGACTGTCCAACGGGCGCTGACCGGTTCGCAAGCATCTGGTGCGACTTCGGCCAAGAGGGCGTCCACGAGATCAAGCACCCTGCTGATTGGGACCAGCACGGCAAAGCCGCGGGTCCTATCCGAAACAGGGAGATGGCTCAGGCCGGCGCAGACCTCTGCTTGGCCTTCCCTCTCGGGGAGTCCCGAGGAACTTGGAATTGTGTCAACGAGTGCAAGAAGGCTGGTATCCCAGTGAAGGTGATTCGATGACTGACCGAGACGAACGTATTGAGAACTACTACCAGCAGAGTGCCTGGGATCTGGCTGAGCGGATCGTAGATCTCGAAGACCAGATCAAGGCGCAGGAGCTGGACCCGAGCCGGCTGGAGTCGGCCCTTCGGATGTATGTCGCTGAGCTGGATTACGACATTCACAAGGGCATTCAGTGCGGCGAGGAAGATGGGTTGGACCACTACCCGGAGGAAGTCGACTACTTCCTTCGGTGCTGGGAGACGGCTGGGGAAGGCTGATGGCGTTCTACCGAGACGTTGACGGGGCTATCTGGCAGGACGGACATCCTGATGTCCTCTACTGCATTGTCGATCCGGATGACGACCACACTTCGATGATCGGAATTCCGATCCCCTGGTATCAGGTTTCTGATTCGTTTGGTCCTCTTATCGCTGTCCGTCCTACTGGCTGGGAGGAAGTCTGATGGGTGTTTTTGACGGAGGCGCCTACCGAGTCAACGTCTACCGCAAGAGTCACGAGGACCCGGAAGACCCGGAGACCTACAACATGGATGAGGCTGAGGAGGCTGTTAAGGCTCTCCGGGACGACTCCGATGTGAGGGCAGTGGAGGTCTTCAACCTTCACTATGTGATCGGCAATTACCGAGGAGATCTTTCATTCGGCAACCCTTGGGAAGAGGAGGATGAGTGAGCCGAGAGGAGTGGATCAAGAAGCACTCCAGCCAGGCCCCTGTGTTGTCTGATGAAGTCCTGGCTCGTGCCTTGTCTCAGTTTGGTGTGAAGATCAAGAAGTAACGTTGAAGGCCCCTCCCCGTTTGGGGGAGGGGCCGTTGCTATGCCTGCTTGAACACTGGTGTCAGTCGGTTGTGGTCGATCCCGCCTGCCCGGGGCTTCCCCCGGCCCTTGGCCACCATGACCGCGGACAAGACACTCATGATGACCTCCCGTTGCCTCTCGATTGAGAGCTTCTCCCAGCCATCCTTGATGGTGTCGAGCGACGGGGCCTTCACGGGACGAGCAAGAGCGACTGCCCTCTCCCCGCGGAGCCGATCAATCTCGCCTTCCAGCTTCTCCCGGCCGATGATGTACGAGGTCGTCTTGATCTGGTCAGCCTTCCAGAGGGCGTGAAGTTCCTCGAACTCCGCCTCCAGGGAGGCAAGTTCTTCTGCCTTCTCCCACTTGGGGCCAACCTCCTCAGTCTCCTTCTGGGCTGAGGCAGCCATCAGGACATCGGAGACCAGGCCGCGAACAGCGTCCTCCGAGTGTGGCCGGCTGATGGTGATGTTTCCGCAGCCTCCAGCATCCTTGGCGCACCTGTACTTGGGGTACTTCCGCGAGGAGTTGGCAGCCACCATCCGAGTTCCGCACTCCCCACAGCGGAGGATGCCGGACAGGATGCTTCGCACTGTGTTGGCGGGTGGGCCGGACTTGGCTCTGTTGGCTTGCTTCCTGCCCTCGATGACGTCCTTGACAGCCCTCCACTCGTCGACAGTCCAGGGAGCCTTCTCCCAAGGCCCCATGACGTAGCTGCCGTCCTCGCCCTTCAGAGGCTCTCCCCGAAACACCCGGATACCAGCGTTTCGAGGGTTGATGAGGATGCGGAGGACGCTGGAGCGGATGAACGGCTTGCCGGTACGGCCTACAAAGCCTTCCCCCCGGAGCCAATCCATGCATGTGGTGACGGAGTCGCCTTTGAGGACCATGTCCCTCATGGTGTTGAGGGCTTGAGTCTCCTTAGCGTTGAGGGTCCCGTCCTGGTTCCAGCCGAAGGGAGCCACTCCAGTGGGGACCTCGCCGGCAAAGGCCTTGCGCTCCATCTCGCGCTTCAGGCGCCGGGACTGGTCCTCAGATGACTTGTTGGCGACACTGACCATGATCCGAGCGGAGAACCGTCCGTCTGCGGTCGTCAGATCGAAGTTCTGTCCAGAGAGGGTGTGGAAGACGAGAGTGCAGTTGGGCTTGTCGTAGCAGTCGATGACCCGCTCAAGGTCCCGAGGCTGCCGGTACACGCGGTCAATGTCGTAGGCGAGAATGCCCCCGATAGCCGGGACGGCAAGATCATTCACCATCCTCTCGAAGTCCTTGCGCTTCACGCTGCGCTTGAAGGCTGAGAGGTTGTTGTCCTCGTACCACACGAGTGGACGGCCGGGGTAGAGGTTGTCCCGTAGTCTGGTGATGTCCTCCTTCTGCTTGAGGACACCCTTCCTCTCCCTCTCCTTGGCTTGCTCAGGGGTAAGAGCCCCGATCTTGACCAAGTGCCGGATCTCCGCCAAGTCCGCATCGGACATGCGGAGGTAGCCGGCAAGTGGCAGTAGTGCAGCCACGGCTTCCCCTCCTGATGCAGTTGCACGCATGACGTGCTATCAGGCATCATAGACGTAGTTAGTGCTTCTCGTGAGCCTTCTCCTGGGAGAAGGACTGCGAAACGCACCATAGCAGAAGGGGCGTGACCAGGAACAATGTCTCAGGCCGAGTGGATCAAGAAGTGGCGTGACCAGGCTCCGAGCCTCCCGCAGCCGGATCTGAACCGAGCGCTTCTGGTGCTGTCTGGCAAGGAGGCCTCCAAGTGAGCCGGGTGACCAAGAACCTCTCTGTCATGTGGACTGACGAGATGTACGAGGACATGAAGATCCTCAAGGAAGCCCACGGAGACCAGTCCGAGGCAACTAGGTGGGCTCTGAAGATCGCTGCCAACATCTTGGAGTACGGATGGTTGGCCGGCTACGAGGACCGTGGCAAGGTCCCTGAGGTGCGAGTGCAGTACCGGGTGAAGGCTGGAGAGTAGTAACAGAGCCACTGTGGGCCCCCGCTAGGCGTCAGCATCGCTGATGCCGGCAGGCGGGGGCCTTCTGCTGTGTTCGGAAGAATACGAAGGACCGCAGCAGGGTCCCTGCGCCAACAGGGATTTTTCATCCGAGCCACGGTCCTTCGTCTGCACCCACCGGGAGAGGGCTTCTCCAACAGCGGTACCCGAATCGTATGCCGTAGAGGCATGGCCAATCTAGCCCTTCGGGCTAGCTGGGACGCAGGTGAGCCAATCCCCCTCAGGCACGAAGAAACCCCCTGGCGTAGCAGGCCAGGGGGTTTCTTCTACGACCTCAAGCGGCGGGCCTGGGCCGTAGGGCACTGATCCTACAGGGAGATGTCACCCCTCTTCACAGCTTCGACGAAGCTACCCCAAGCGGTGTCCTTGAAGACGACCGCGGGGCCGGCAGGCACCTTCGAGTCCCGAACAGGGAGCACCGCGGGGAGGCCGTGGGCGACCTCTACACAGTCGTTGGCTCCTCCGCTGTATGTGGACCTCGTCCAGGTGAAGCCAGCGGACGAGGCGTTGGGGATCCTATTCATTGTTGTTCCTTTAGTTGCTCAATGAGGTAGGCCGATTCAGCGAGTGGCAGAGCCTCGTCCATCAGGCGAGCGAAGGCGCTGCGGTACCGCTGAACCTCTGTAGTGTCCTCGACGTACAGGGAGCTAGTCAGGCTCTCGACTAGGACAACGTCCAGAGCGGGCGTCTCCGGGAACCCGAGCATGGTGAAAGCGCCACTCATGCCCACGTGCGGAGGTGCACTGAGCGGAAGCACCTGCACCGAGGCGTTTGGCAGACTGCTGATGTCAAGTAGGTGCTGAAGCTGCTCCTTCATCATCCGAGGGTCACCGTGGACCTTCGGGCGGAGCGCTGCTTCGTGGACCACGGCCCATAGCTCCAGCGGTTCCCGACGGGACAGCACCGACTGACGAGCCCGCCGCACCTCAACAAGGGCGTCAACTTCCGCAGGCAACGAGTCCATGCGGATGGCTTCAATTGTTGAGCGGGCATAGGAGGCTGTCTGAAGGAGACCCGGAATCAGAGTCGTCTGGAAGGAGCGCATTGTCCTGGCCCCGTCTTCCAGACTGATCAGGTCCGCATAGGCAGGGTCGATCATGTTTCGGTAGTTCTGCCACCAGCCACGCTTGCTGCTGTGGCGGGCAATGGAGTGGAGGACGGACCGGAGGGCTTCGTCCTCGACCTCGTAGAGGTCCAGCAGGTGATCAAGGTCTTCCGACTTGATGCCCAGCCGGCCCTTCTCGATGCGGTTGACCTTGGATTCAACCAGACCTGTCCGTGAGGTGACGTCTTCGAGCTTCAGCCCCTTGCTACGTCGAAGCTGTTCGAGCTGTGAGCCAACCTGACGCTTACGCACAGTCGGTTCCCCAACAGCCCCCATGGCTCTCCCTCTCGTTGGTCATGCCGACATCTTCAGACCTGGTCCAAGGCCTGACTACAGCTTTCCACAGTCGACCGTGGACGGCTCTGGGCTGACTGCAATTTTGCAGACTTGGGCGAACGACTTGCAGTTTGGGTGCCGTGTTCGTCACACTGGGAGTACCAACCCGCCCACGGTGAGTGATCACACAGCGTGTAGGAGGCGTCGTGACGCGCCCTGAACTAGAAGAACCTCCAGCCGTAGGAACTCCGCTGGTGGACACGGCCCGAAGCGTGATCGGCGAGTTCCGCGGAGTCGTAGCCGGCAGGTACGCCCTGCGCCCTCGTGGGGGAGGCCGCGAGTGGGACGTAGATCCCAAATGGGCGCGGGTGGCTACCGAGGAAGATCTTGCTAGTGGGCACCTTCTTCCTAGCCGAGTAGTTGGCTGGTGTGAGAAACCGGAGAAGCAGTGAGTACCACATCTCTGGCCCGGGGGATGGTACTGAGGCCCACTGGTCTCCCCGTTAATCAGTACATCGAGTGCACTCGCTGTCTGGAAGCAAGCAAGGACGACAGTGACGTGACGGGGTGGGCAGAGGGGCACCAGGTCAAGAGGCCGGGGCATGACACCTTCCGCACCGTCAACACGGCTAGTTGGCTCCTTGTCCCCCGCGGTACGGATCATGAGTGACACGAACCAAGACATCTGCGGTGCTGTCGGCAAGCTCTCTCCTGACTTCATCAGGATTGAGAAGCAAGTCCTGGATCGTGACTGGTCTGAGGTCACTGTCACCTGCATCAAGGAGCCGCACAGCCCGGAGGAACGTCACTGGGGCCTTCTCGTCCTCGATGGGGAAGAGAAGGACGACATCTACTGGGAGGACCCTCCCCCTGAGCCCGCTTGCTGACTGCCCGTGCAGCCGGCTAGCGGTGGGCACGGCGGGAGCTGTGGGTTGAGACCGCTGAGGTAGGCCGCTCCCCACACTCCTGCTGTGTCCTGAACTTCTCGTCCCTGGTTGATCGCGCCTTTCCCAGGGATGAGGGGCCACCCGAAGCCCTACTCCCAATCCGCAGGGAGGTCGGGTGGCATAGGGCCCCATCTACTTCTTGCCCCGTAGGGGTGGGTGGGGCCCTTCAACCTGAAACAAAGTCAACGAAGACTGGAGTTGGTCACCCATGAGCGAGGTCCAGCAGTTCTTCCTGTCGCTTCCCCAGCTCGTCAAGCCCCTTGGCATGACCTGCCCCAACGGTCAGTGCGGCGGGACGATGACCAAGAGCGGGGACGTGTACGTGTGTGGTAAGTGCGGCCACACCATGTAGTGAATCTGTCTGAAGGACTCCGCACAGGCGGGGGCTGTACGTCATCCTGATGAGCAAGGGAGGTGGAACATGGAGTGTCCGAAGTGTGGTAGCACGAACGTGACCTCTACGGGCCTGGGAACGAAGGTCTGGAAGTGCATGAGGGAAGCGTGCAACAAGGAGTTCAACCGAGACACCGCGTATGCCTGGAGCACCGGTAGGAAATTGAACGGTGCCGGGGCGCGATAAGCGTCATTGAAACAAGCTAAGCCCCCTGCCCTTGCGGGCAGGGGGTTTTAGTGTTCCTGGACTCAGATATTTCATTCTTTCGGCAACATGGCCGGCCTCTTAGGGTGCCGGCCTCTATTCCTTCATTCATTCTCGGCACTAGAAGAGGGTCCAGGGTCGCCACCCTTCAGGGGGTGGCTCCCAACTCCTCTCAAGATCACTAGGGGGAGGGTATTAACCCTCCCTACAATATAGATGTCGGTGTCAGTTGAGGCATTTTGAGACAGAATGAAGGAAAACTGAGGCTCAGATCACACACTTGAGGCCCCTTCTTTCATTCATCCACATACCCAACGAGGGGATTGGGCATCTAGAACCCCAAAAAGAGGCCTGAGAGCCCCTCTGAGGGTCGTTTAGGGGGTCTGGGGGGAGTTGGAGCGGCGAAGCCGAGTTAGGGCGTCAGGGAGCCTCTCATTCATTCGAAACCCGTACGGG